CGCTCTGTGCCTAGTCGCGTATTACGTATCATTTTCAATGTTGATAACATCAGTCAATTATGCCAGCGGCCAATAGAAGCTATGGCTAAAGAGTACTTCAAGGCCGACCCAACATTCGCTATGGAACATAAGAAATCAGGTCAAGGCTTTGAAGATGACTATGATGAAATATTAGCTTCAGTACGGTGTGAATTAGATGGCTCATGTATAATGGCTTATGATGCATCTGCGCTTGATCAGCACATCGGTACTGGTGACAGGCGCATCTTCATTTCGGTTATAGATGAATTCATCGCTATGGCTAGGGCTGCTTTATCAGAATTTGAAAAGGAGTTTGGCATTGAGTATTTTGTCTGGGTCAAAGCTTGGGCTATAAAACGGCTTCTCAACTTTTTCACAATAATGGTAGCTGGTGCGCCAACACTAGCCTTCTTGTGTAACACTCAGGCATCTGGAGAACGGTTGACAGGGGTGATCAATTCGATAAAGTCGAAAAGTACTGTTGACTTTGTTGAGACTGAACGCATGGGTTTTACCCCTAGAGGATCAAAAGGTGCCATATGGGGTGATGATATATGGAGGCCGTATACCATTGATGAAATAAATCCAGATAATGTAATGCATATGCTGGAAATCTTCGAGCAAGGTGGCAGAGATTGTGGACAGGACTATAGTTATGGAAAAGCTTTAAGCGGAAAACTTTGTCATTTCTTACAAAATGCATATAAGGGTGGACAGACTTTCGCACGAGCTGTAGCATTAACCCATGAACGTTGGTTTGATGTTTCGATTCATGCACTATCTTCCCTAATGGCAAAGATTGACAAGATGTGTTTTAGAGGTGGCAATTACCGTACAGCACATATTTGGAAGATGGCTTATTTGTGTTCGGCATCGCAAACTTCTGTATTTGGAAAGAAGTTTGTCTATCAACCAGCGATGATTCTATATCCAGGTGGTGTTCTCAATCAAGTAGTCTTACCATTTGCTTCAGAGAATTCAAAGGCTTGGTTATCTCTTAATGCAAGGAACTTGGGTTTTACAGGCACAATGGTAACGCCTCCCTCCGTCGTGAATAAGCGTGATATCGGAAAGAGGATCTGTGATGCGATCAGTTCGGAACCTTCTCGTGTTCATATTTGTGGACGTGACATAGAAATTCCGAATTTAAATGACTCGCTTAAGGAATCTTGGGAGGTAATGACTGACCCGAAACGAGTACCTACCGGTGCATTGGCAGATGAAGCACAAAAGCTTTTGGGATCAGCGTCAATCCATGAATGGAGTAAGAATCAATTTTATGAGTCAATTGGTAATAAGGTAGAGAATGGTGTGCATGCTCGTTGGTTTAAGGAGCAAGAGATGAAGAAGATGGGAGCCTTTCCAGAAGGGAGAGATTCTGTCCAGAAGAAGCAGGGCGTTGTAAGACTAAAGCAAAAGACTATTCAACCCAAGTCACGGTATAGAATTGGAGATCGTGAGATTGAAGTAGCATATTCCGGTTTGCGTGTTACTGTGACAAGGCCGAGTGGACATAAAGCGTCAGATTACGTCTTCAATCTGCGTGATATGGATGGAAAGTTATTACAATCCTGGACTGGTAGATGGCATCCATACTATACCGCACCAGTTTCTTACAGTGCCTTTTTACTATGGACTGGCATTGGCGGAAAGGCCTGTGCGGTAGGCTCACCAAAGGATGCTTTAGTTGCTTTTAGCCCATCACACTTCCGACCAGATTTAACACCTAGCAGTGTTGTAGGTATAGTGATGAGACACCGTTCAGAGGATAGAAAGAATGTACTTTCAGGAATCGGTTTTACTGCAGAGGAGATTGCTAAGATGCAGGTCGCTTTCCAAGCTGTTGGTGAGTTAAGGGATGAAGAAAAGTTTGATGAGTATTCTTCAACCCCAGGGCCTTTGAAATCAGCAGCTCGTGATCGCATAGAAGAACTCTTGAATCGAAATGACATATTCAACACCTTAGGTGATGGGGGCTATGACTTACTGGAGACGATTGTGCATGGAGCTGAGCTAAAACAAGGGATATTGCACTTAATGACTGAAATGTGTTACACTGAATGCAACATTAGTTGTAATTTGAACCCGTCCATCCTAGCTGGACTGACACCCAGCGAAGAGCGGGATCTCTTTAACATTCCTCGTTTTGTACTTAGGGAACTTTCGTAGGAGTACTGATAAC